AGATGACGGTGTGGGTGATCCCGAACACGCGACTGTTGACATCGACGACATGTGTCGGGATGTCGGGTGGGGACCAGTGGACCCGAACCACGTCGGTCACCTGGGTGACACCGAGGATCGCGTTCCACGGTTCCCACGACCGTGGGTCGATGACGGGTTGCATCGTCACATCATCCAACGTGACCTGCGGGTAGGCGTACAGGGTGACCAATGTGGTCGCCCAGTCGGCCGCTTGCGGGTCGGTTGCCAACCCGAGATCGGAACGGACATAGTCGTAGCGGCCGTAGCGGTCGATCGAGCTGACCGACTGGGCCGACTGGGTCACCCCACCGGTTCGGGCGGCGTACACCGCGTTACGCATCTGCCGGTCCAACGCCGACGGGGTCGCGTCGACAAGGATGTCGTACCCGACATCACACCCCAGCGTCACCGACGGGGGGACCGGGGTCGACCATGTCGAACGGGGTAACCAACGCAGTTTCCCTTCGCGGGTGATGTGGATGTAACCCAACTCGTCGTCCAAGGTCCGGTTCAACAGTTCCCACGCCGACTGGGCGAGTGTGGTTGCCTGCAAGGTGACGACCCCACCGCCCGCAGGGTCGACAACGACACCGGTCCACCCGAAAAAGTCGACGATCCGATGGACACGTTGGGCGACGGTGTCCCCCGCCCCGACCGGGGCCTGTTCGGGCCGGTCCAAGCGTGCCAACTGTTTCGTAGCGTCCGTCGCGATCAGACTGGTCGCCCGGTTGTTCGGGGTCGGTGTCCAATCCTGTTGCCACGAGTCTGCGGTCCCGGTGAAGATCCAATGGGTCGACACCGTGGCGGTGTCACCGTCGACAACCTCGGCGAACACTTCCACCGGGGCACCCGGAACAAGGCGCGAATGGCCACCGTAGGAGAATGGCCCGCCCGGGTTCAACGGGTCGTAGATACCTGCCGGGTCGGAAATGTTGACCGTGATCGTCCCGGCGTCGGGTTTCGACAGGATCCCTTGTGACGATGTCACCCCGGTTATCACTTCCAGGTCGAGAACGTCACAGGAGATGTCGACCCACAAATCACCCGCACTGGACGTCGACCCACCACCGAGAACGTTTCCGGCGTTCAACCGGTCGTAGTTGTGCGGACCGATGTGGAACACGTTGCCCGCACCGATCGCGGCGCGGACGAACAATTTGACGTACCCGCCCCAGTGAGGCGACACCGCCCCACCCGGCGTGCTCGAGGGCCACGGCATCCCGGGCGACCACGCGGGCATCAGGACCCCGTTCGAACGGCGAAATCGAGCGGGCCGTTACGGGCGACGTGCCCGCGGATCGCGTTGACCACGGCCCGTTGGATCTGGGGGGCGTCTGCACCCAACCCGGTCGTGGTCACGTTGACCGTGATACCCCCACCGCTACTGGTGGTCGCGGTGGCGGAGCTGGCGCGGGCCACCCCGGGGGCGGCGAACCCCGCGGGGGTCGGCCCGGCGCTTTTGCCTTGCATGAAGTCGCCGGGGAGCCACGACGGCAACGACGGGAATTTGATCTTGCCGATGATGTCGATCACGGTTTGGACCGCCCCGGTGATCTTGCGGATGATCCCGTCGATCACATTCCATGCCGTTTCGAACGGGGCCGACAACCAACCGGAGATCTTGTGCCAGGTGTCGTCGATCCAATTGAACACCGCTTTGATCGCATCCCAGATGCTGTCGCGGTGTTTGATGATCACCGAGACCATCAGACCGAACGGGCCGGTGAGGATCGTCAACAGTAGCGGCCAATGATCCTTCACCCAGTTGAACACCGTTTGGATCGTCGACCACACGACCCGCACCGCGGCGTCGACGATGTTGCGGAACGTTTCACATTTCATGTAGGCCACAACGAACGCCGCACCGATCGCGATGACGATCGCCGCGATCAGAAAGATCGGGTTGGCGAGGATCGTCAACTTGAGCGCTTTCATCACCCCGTCGAAAAACACGACCGCTTTCGACAACCCTTCCTGGGCGGCTTTGTAGAGGGTCGCGGCACCGTCCAACGACTCGAGGGCGGTCGCGGTGACACCCATCCCTGCCGCGAGCTCGGGGAACCCGGCCATCGCGATCGCGTCGGACATGTCCCGCAAACCGGTCGTCGCCCCACCGGCAACACCACCGACCGAATCGATCGCCCCGGACACATCCTTCGATTGTCTCGTTGCGGTGTCCGCGGCGTCGCCGTAGTCGCGGACCGCCAACTTGGCCTTGTCCAAGTCGGCGACCGCCCCGGCGGTGGTCGCCGTGACAGCGATCGTCAGTTGGGCTTTACCGGCCACGACGGATCCTTTCGGCCTGTTCGGCGAGAACCGTCAACGCGGTCGCGATCGTTGCGTCGTCCTCACCGGCCCACAACGAGGGGGCGATGTTGGTGGCGATCGCCAGCTCGACGATCATCCGGTTTCGCGAACCGGTAGGGAAGGGTCCTGATCGACCGGTGTCGGGTCGATCGACGCACACGCCGCGGCGAACTCGTCGTAGGTGACGTCCCGGGAAATCTGCGATTCGCGTTGCAGACCGTGCCACGCCAGGTAGGTCATCCATTCGATCTGGGCTTCCTGCGGGGACGGCCACCCCTTCTTACGGGCGGTGCGTTCGTAGATGAGCATGTCGAAATTGTTGGCTTGGATGTGGTGGACCGCGCCGTCGTCCATCAGCACCGTCAGATGGGGGGCGATCATCCTCACTTTGTCGGCCATGGGTCATACCTTCTGTTCGATGAGCCGGTTCACGTCTTTGGTGTAGGCGTCGACGATGTGAGCGGTTTCGGCTTCTACGGCCTGGTGGAGGAACGGTTGCGGGCGTTGCGAGTGTGACGGGACACCGAAATGGACCGGTAGCCCGTAGGCGACGTTGGTGCCGATCGTCGCCGTCGACCCGGTCCCGCGACCGTCGATCGATCGCGACAGTCGCCCGGTGTCGACCGGGGCCAGTCGACGGGCGCGGGACACGACCAGGGTCACCGTCCGATCGGCGGCGACGTCGAGGTCGTCCAACCCGTCACCGATCGCCCCGAGAGCCGACGCCAGTTCGGCCGACCCTTTTTCAGACAACGGCATCGTCGTTGGCCGGTTCGTCGGCGAACACGGTCGCCCACGTCGGGACCGGGACACCGACACACGCCCACGAAAAATCGGATGTGAGGATGTCACCGTATTCGCCGTCTGCGGTACCGATCGCCAACGGGTCAATGACCGCGGTCCCCGAGACTTTGGTGACCGCCCCGGTCGACGGGGTGAACTCGAACGGGACCGGTGCCCCCTGGTTCGTCCAAGTAAACTCGACCAGCCCGGACGACACCGCCAAATCCTGTAGCACGGTCCCCTCAAGGGTGAAGTCGTAGGAGATCGAACCGGGGACCGAATCGCCACACAAGGTTGTGATCGTGTCGCCTTCGGTTTTGTTGGGGACCACCCCCATCGATTGGACCTGACACGAATAGTCGGTACCGGGGGCGGTACCGAGACTGAACAGGCCGGGACCGAACCGGGTGACGTTGACTGTCATGACTTATACCTCCAATGTGTAACGGACAACGGGTACGCCTTGCTGACCGGGTTCGACCGGGATCCGCCACGGTTCCCACCGGACCACTTTCCCGACGGGCCACAGGGCGGTAGCGACCTGGTCGACGAGATCGTCCCCGGCGACGACCGTCACGGCGATGTTCGTGGCGGGGAGGGCGACGAACACGTACCAGGTTGTGACCGCGCCACAGGTGTTGATCGGTTCGGTGTACGCCCACGCCGGCCATGCCATACCGGCGGTGATCGTGTCGGGCATCGTCGCGGTCGGGGCCAGCTCGGGCACCATTTTCAAGGCGTCGACGATGTCCTCGCGGGCGCTCACGCAAACGTTCGTTTCCGGTACTGGCCACCGAGCCGGATGATCTCGGAGTCACGGGTGGTGAGGCGGGCGACACCGTATTCGGAGTCTGTGCCGACCATCCCCAACGGCAAACCCCTCGAGGCGATGGTGCGGGCCACGGAACGTAGGAACACCTGATACAAGCGGTCCGGTAGGTCGGGGTCCGACCATTCGTAGGCGGCGTGCAGGTTGTCCTGTTCGGACCCGGCGATCAGTTCCAACTGTTCGTCTGCGAGGACCGTCGACGGGACCCCGATCTCGACACGGATCGTAGCAAGATCGGGGAACCCGTCAGTCGGTGTGTACGACATCTAGTGGTGCCCCGGGGGGCGACCCTTCCGACCGCACACCGGACACACATCTCCACCGTCACCGGTTTCGCCCTCGTCGGCTTCGATGTCTTTGGGGGTGGCGTCCTTGGCTTTGGTCACGTCGCGCTCCGCTTCAACGCGGCCCCGGTGTCGACCAACAGGTCGGCGACGTAGCCGTAGTAGGCGATCGTGTACCCGAGGATCGTCGGTTCCGTGACCGACAGGAGACCGCCGACGGTTTCGTAGTGTTCGACGAGGCCGGAGACACCGATGATCATCGTCTTGGCGGCGAAATTGCCGTCGACGACGACTTTCAAGCCCATCAGGGTCCCACCGAAACCGGTGGCGTCCTGCAGGCCGGGGAACGACGGCAGGCCGACCCCGTTGGTCATCGCGCCCCATTTGGCGAACTCGTCCGGTGAAAACCAGACGGTGTCCGGGTACCGCTTCGTGTTCGCCAAAATCTGGGCGGACGCGTTCATCACCGCGGCACGTGCCGGACCCTCGGCGGCGGCGTCGACGAGAACGAACGTTCCCGTGGTCGCGGCGAGCATGGCGTCGGCGGCGGCGTTGTCGGTCACGCTGGCGTACACCCCGGCCAGGTCGGCGACGGCGATCGCCAGGATCGCGGGGTCGGTCCAATCCCGATCTTGGAATGAGATGTCGAGCGTGCCGCCGTACGTTTGCTTGGTGACCGGGGTCGACCCGATGATCATCTTCTGCGACGCGAGCTGAGTCTTTTCGGTGGCCTGCAAGCCGACAAGGGTGTGTTGGGTGATCTTCGGACGGTTGAACGTCGACCCACCGGCGGGCATCGGCCGCGACGTCACCGAATCGATGAACGGGCGCGAGGTCGGCAACGAACCGACAACGTCACCGACGATCGGGACCGGGACAATCCCCGGGTTGTCCGCCAACTTTTGGTCGGCAACGACACGCCACTCGGCGTTAGCCCGGGTGACGCGTTGCGCAGCGGCCGGGTCGCGGCGTTGCGCCCCCCAATCGGCCAGATAGTCGCCGACATTCCCGCGGTACCGTTCCAACTGCCCGGACGGGGTTGGTTCGTTGCGGCGGGCGGCGGTGGTGCGTTGCAAATCGGCGACGGTGCGCTCGTGGGTGGCGTTGCGCATCTCGGCCTGATGCAAAGGTTCGATGCGGCCGTCCAAATCTTGGATTTCGCGATACATCCCTTCGACGGCGGCCCGTTCCGGGTCGGTGACGTCGCGGTTGTCTTGCGCCGCCGACGTGAGGATCGTTTCGGCGTCTGCGCGGAGTTCTTCACGGCGGCTCAACGCCTTCTCAAGGTACAGATTCATGACACTCTCCCTGTTTCACGATGGATGTTGCTTCGTGAGGGTTGCGGGGTGACCTCCGGCGGGGCCGCTACCGGTGCGGGGTGGCCGTGGTGGTGTCGTCTGCCTCTATCAACCGCGACATTAGCGCGGGAAGCGTTGCGGAGGAAGTTTTGCCAACAGAACATCGCGTGACAAGGGTGGGATGACCGCCCGCACCGCGGCCACCGCTGCCAACTCCCCGTATGCGCCTTCGTCGACGAGAGCCAACTCGAACAGGTTGGCGCGGGTGTAGACCACGGTCGACCCGTCGAGGCGTTCCCGGTCGGGTTGGAACCCGACCGACCACTGCCGCAACATCCCCTCACGGGCCATTTGGAGATAGTGGTCGCCGATCAACGATGCCGCCACCCTGAATTCGCCGTACAAACCGGCGGCTTCGTCGCGCAGTAGGACGCCGTGGCCGATGTGTTGCCCGTTCTGGTTGGAATGGCCGTGGTAGAACCGGACACGGTTCGGGGACCGCAACTGATGGTTGAACGCGCCCCGCTCGAACCGTTCGGTCAACTGGTCGGTGATCTTCTGGTCATGGCCGTACGGGACCAGCCGCCCGCACACCAAACGCTGGGAGGCGGAGCGGATCTCCAACGGTTCCGAAAACTCTCTGTATTCCATGTCAACCCCCTAGGGCTTGGTTCGTGTCCGCATCGGATTCGGCCGGGAACAGGGCAGTCACCGGTGCGAGATCGCCTTCGTCGATCGGGAGCAACCCTTCCCACGCTCTGACCTCGTCGACCGTCACCACCCCCGCTTGCAACAACGCTATTTCGGTGGTGACCCGGGCGGCTCTCTGTTCGCGGAGGATGGTGTCCCTGTTGAACCGGGCCTCATGCCCGCGGGTCAACAGTCGCGAAAGTTGCGCCTCCAAAGCGGTGATCCACGGGCCGAGGGTGAAACGCACCAGTTGGACGGCGGCGTCCTGCACATTCTGATACGGGGCCGATGTCTGCGAACTACCGAGCCAGTACGGGTCGATGTTGAACAGGTTGGCGACGTCGACAATCGACATTTGTCGGGCTTCGATCATTTGGGCGTCGGTCGGGGTCCACCCCAACGGTGTGAAATCGACCAGGTCCGACAGGACAGCGATGTCCCCGGTTCGCATGTTCTCCGCCCACGTCTTCTTGATCCCATGCGCCGTCGAATACCCTGCAGGGTCATCCGGCGACCCCGCCTGCAGATCGGGGTCCTTGATCCTGAGGAGTCCTGCGGGGACACCGTTGGCGAACGCATTCGACGCATACCGGTCCTGCGCCGACACCCTGTTCACCGTGGTCATCCCCGCTTCGAGAATTCCCATGCCGCGTAGCGCACCCGGGTAGCCGAGGACACCTTTGGCGTGGAACACCTGGTCAGCGGGTGCTTCGTAGACGATCCGGCCGTCGTACGCGAACCGGTACACGATCTGACCTTCGTCGCGCACCACGGCAACATCCCTAGCGGGCCACGGCGTCACCGACGAGGCGGCGGTCCCGTCGCGTTCCCACCCGTCGATCAAACCGACCGCGTTGCCGTGATCCAACAGGTCGGCAACCCACGCCGCCACGGTCGCACACCTGTCCTCGTCCGGGTTCGGGGCGATCAACACCGCCGGAGTCGGATCCGCAACCAGATCCGACCACGAACCCAACGGCATCCCACCGATGCTTTGGGAGATCGTCAGGCGGGCACGCCAATACCCGGGCACCGACAACGCGTCGACCATGTCCATATCCCAATGGGTTTGGAAATCACCCGACGACGGCCACCACGACACCGGGGGCCGGACACCGCTGGGGTCGTACCACATTGTCATCGTCGGCCGCGGACCGTCCGGGACCTGCGTTGTACCGCGGAACAGGTTTCGTAGTTTCATGCCATCGCCCAATCTGCTCGTTTCGCGGGTGCCGCAGCAACATTCCACACAGCCCACGCCGCACACCTGGCCAAATCTGACGCCCCGGGGGTGGTCGGTGTCAACCCGCCGGAACGCTCGGCGACCCGTAGGCCGCACACCTGACCTGATAGTTCCCGGCCGCCGTCGTGGACGAGCTGGTGTTCGAGGATGACACCGCGGAGTTTCGCCAACGCGGCCATCGAATCGGACGGGCCGACCACGATCCCCGCCGGGGCATCAGCCTTGAGCGCGGGACCGATCAACAAGACCGCCGGGGCGAGCATCTCCGCCCACCCCAACGCCGCACGCCGGGTCGGGTGCAACATTCCCCACACCAACACCCGACCATCATCGAGGACTCCCGCGGCGGCCGACGCGCCACCCCTACCGGCACGGTCATCGACCGCGACCACTAGACGACCAGGGCGACGTGCCGTCAGATCGGCCAGCTCCGCCCACTGTGCAGGTTCGACCAGCGGCGAGTCGCGCAACGTCACCCGCGTCGACACCTGCGGCCAAATGTTCAACCACTGCGCCCGAAACGACTCGATCGGATCCGCCTCGAACGGATCATCCGACCCCGACTCCCGCGCCCGTTCCAACGCCGCCGCAATCGCACGCTCCCGTTGCGGATTCCACCTGGGTGACGCCGCACGCCACTGGGCCCGGTCGTCCAGGTCGCAGTCGGGGCGACCGGACCATTCGAGGATCAGGGTGTCGTCCGGGCGGTCGAGTTGACCGAACGCATGCTGCCGACGTTTCGGGAACAGGCTCGTGGCCGACCGGTGCGCCGTCGACAACAACCCCAACTGTGAACACGCCCGGGCCACCATCGTCGGCTCCAACCCGTCGTCGACAATCTCCGGGGCCACGTCCCACGCCTCATCGACCAAACCCATCGACACCGAATAGCCGTACACCGAATCGCGACCGCGGACCAGCCACTCCGACCCGTCCGGAGTCATCACCGCCTCACGCCCGTTGCCCTCGCGGGCGTCATAACCCTCGTCCTTGTGGCGTCGCGCCCACGCCCTGGCAGGGCGTTGCACAAACCGGCATACCGGCAGATCCTTGCCGGTATGCAACACGACCTGCGGTTCACCGAACCGGGTCCCCTGCTCGATACGCCACGCCGCCAACCCGCGTAGCTGCCACGATTTGCCAACCTGGCGGGCCGTCGACACCAACCACGTCGACCACACCAGGCTCCCGGCGGCGTCATGCTCCAAGATCCGGGCCGCAACCAGGTGCTGCCACCACAACAGGGTGTCACCCAACCGGTCGGTGACCCATTCGGCGTACTCATCACCGTAAGAACCCGTCGCCCGGGGGTGTGGGGCGGTCATATACCGCGGCCACGTCGCATCATCAGGAACTTTTCGCAACGAATCCAACCAGGTCGCCGTGTTCCAGACCGGATCCGACGGGCCCGGGACCGAACCACGCACTTCCAGGAGAGACTTCTCGACCGGGTACTTCCT